TCAAGCGGCAATTACCCTAGTATTCCAATAGGATCATATGGTTCGCAATAGAAAAGGGCTAGCGCCTTGGTCTCTTGCAAGAGAGGCGGGCATCGAGTCCGCAACCGTAGACGGAACTATAGAAGTTCCTCAACTAGTACAACCTGTCCTGGACACTGGCTTTGTAGATGAAAAGGGAGACTGGAAAGGGGCTAAGAGTAGTGATAAGGACTTTATCGCTTTCCATACTGATCTAGGAATAGCTAACGGTGCGCATATTATCACGCCCGATGTTAGGCCTGATGGTACATGGCCTATAGATATGACAGGTTACAGCAGTATTCACGTTGCTGTTAAACCAAGTAATGGGGGCAATTATGCCTGCATAGCGATTATGGGGCCTGATGCTGTTAGTTTCGCTAATCTAAACCCTGTAGATGCGGCCGCAACCTTACTGTTTATCAGTCCCTCTAGAACAGTTGACCAGGACTTAGCAGCTATATTTTCCGATGGTACCATAGCAATGACAGCTGACGTATGGAATATATTTACTATACAGGGAAGGGCAAAAGACCAAAACCTATTACAATTTAAAATCACTAACAACAGTGGCGGATCTTCTGACATTGAAACAGCGTTCATGAGACTGGTATAATGCCCACAAACAGAGAACGTGAATATTATCGAATGGGCTTTACAGATGGTTTAAGAGTGGGGCGAGGTGGTTCTGTTCAATTCGGAATAGAAACCGAACATGGTCGTGCCGAGTATGGTCCGGGAATGGCCTATGCACCGACACGCAAGAAGCGTAAACTATCAGCTTGGAACAAATACGTTAAGGCTAACAGTAAGAAACCGCGTTTCCGATATCGTAACGGTAAGTTGAATCTAAAGAAAATGGCGGTTGCGTTTCGTAAAACTCCAGCTGGTAAGAAAAAGAGGCGTTAATGGCCTACGTACTCATTCCAGATGGGTTTACCCTCAAGAAGGTAACAAAGCTCCAAGAAGAGGCCGTGAAGGCTCATAGACGGCATGAGGATTTGGTAGCTTTGTTGGGAAATGAGAAAGTACCTCTCCTGGTTGCGGGCGGTGTTGTCCTGGTATCTGCGCCAACGATCCTTAGAATTATATTTGATGCCCTGGCTAAACAAAAACCCGAGTTGAACGGTGTTGATATTGCCGTTGATTATTTGACATTTACAAAAGATTTTGCGGAAGGATTTTTTGAATTGACATCACCAGCAGGTGGTCTTTTTGAGGGAGAAGCTAAAGACTTCTGGAATAAGTACGTGACAAAATGAATCTTACAGCATTGATACCGTTAGTGAAACTCTTAAAGGATGCATTAGGGCCAGTCTCACCAATAGGCCCTCCTGCACCCGATGTTGTACAAACTGGCGAAGTGAAGCCTATGTGTCCACCAGGACATTATGCCTCACAGGATACTTTTGGAAATTGGACTTGTGTTAGAATTCCAAAAGGTAGGTAGTTGTGGAAATTACAGCCATCGAATTGATAGGACTTGCCGTTTTCTGGACAATATTCTATTTCTTTCTTAGCCATTTTATCGCAGGATTGAGCCGTGACGCTTGGATTGAATATATCCGAAGTCCTGAATCCGATGAAATGCTTCTTGAGGCTTTGGACCCGATCGTGAACGAAATTGAGGACAGGATGCATGATAAACTGGAAGCGTTCCAATCTTCTTTTTTTGGATCTCTTGGAGCGGCTAGCAAGAAATTAGACCAATCAACAGGTCAAGCAACCATCAAAGCAGTAACTAGGGACAACCCAATCCTTGGGTTTGTGGCCGAGTACCTCATGAAAAGAGGTGGAATAGGGGATTTAGTGGGCCAGAATACCCCGAAGAGTGTAGACTCAACGTCTCCAGAAAGGGAGAAGTTAGGTCTAAAGTAGTATTATTTATTTATTATTTAGTTAATTAACTAGTATAGTAGTAGTACGGCAGTTTATTTTTTGTTAAAAAAAACCGTGTGGTATAAATATTACTTTTTATAATAAGAATTATCGAAAGTTTTTCAGGGTCCAGCTGAGTATTCAATAGAAAAACATTTAATTAACTAAATAATTAATACCCCTTTCTCCAATGGGTGTCTGTGAGTGAGACAAAAAAACGGGTTGGCCGTCCCGAAAAAACGGATAGCGAAGGAAAGCGGATTATCACAAAAGTGGTAAACGTCAATGCTCCTGTTAAGTTTTTGGAGTTCCTGAAAGAGAATGGTGTAAACAGATCTGAATTGTTTACTAAAGTGGCCGCATCGTATTATGCTAAAGAAATTTGCAACGTTTGCTATAGTAAATTAAACAAGACAATAGTAGGGATTCACTGTACAGAATGTGCCTCACAGTACTGGAAGAGGACAAAATCCATGAAGACGTTTTGGAAGGCCTTTAACGACTGTCCTGACTGTGGAGAATCTTATTCCCACGAAAACCTTTTTGCTAAGACAAAGCAGGGCTTAGATGGCTGTAAGAAGTGCGGAGTGGTAAAACATGGGTAAAGAATTTTGTCCTATTTGCGGTCTTGAATATAGAAACTGGGCCATTAAGATAAACAAACCTATCTGTGACGAGTGCGAACCTTCAGCGTTTAGGGATCTCCATAAACAAAACCTTACTACTATGAAAAGAAGGACCGTGGGTCAAGAACACATCACAGAACATACCTGGTTCCCTAAAAATGGTGAACTCCCTAATCATATTAAGACCAAGAATTCTTATTGGAAACATAGGAGAGAAGTACGATGATTTTTAGATGTTGGCGTTGCGGAACTTGGGGATTACGAATCCGTCATGTATGTGATTCTTGTTGGAAAGATGCCCAAAGAGAAATTTTAGATACCATCAAATATAAGTAGCTACCCATATGTGAGTAGGTCGGGCGCCTTCGATGGCCGCCCCACTTAGGAGAAAATATGGTACGAAGAAAAGCACGAAGGACGCGTCGAAAGCGATCCTTTTCAATAAATCTTTTGGAAACTGGCGCAGGCCTCGCTTTCTTACAAGCGGCCAATGCAGGAACGGCGGCACAGTCTTTCATGGCAGGAAATATTAAAGGCGGAATTGATGTATTATCAAAAGCCTTTAAAGATAACAAAAACGACTTCATTAAAATTGGAGTCGGAACCCTGGCGGCCAAGTTAGTTCTTGGCAGTATGGGAGGATCCAAAGTACTGGGAAGCGTAGGGCCCTTAAAACTACGAGCATAAGGAGAAAAAAATGGCATTCTATAGAACAAGAGAAGGAGCAATAACGGCGGCAGATACGTTTACCGCACTTGGTAGTCTTTACGGACAATCAACAACCGCATCAGTGCAGGTCCCCGCTTCGGCGACTTCCATTGTGGGCATAATCGCAACAATCAGCACAGATAGCGCATCCAATGGAGCGGCAACTTTCGGTTGTCAGCTTTCAGGAGATGGACTTTCTAGCGGTCAGGAAACCCTAACAATAGGTTCTCAGGGCGTAGATGGTACACCAGCATCAAATGGTATGACCAATCTACCTATGACCTTGGACACTTCCATATCTGTAGTTGGTTCTAACCAAGTTTCCATCGCAGTAGCTATGGACGTCGATGTAGGTTCAGCTCAAGCGGCAATTACCCTAGTATTCCAATAGGATCATATGGTTCGCAATAGAAAAGGGCTAGCGCCTTGGTCTCTTGCAAGAGAGGCGGGCATCGAGTCCGCAACCGTAGACGGAACTATA